TCAAATCCTGTCACCCCGACTATTCTTCAAATCGAGCCGTTCGGCGAATGCGTCGAACGGTTTTCTCTTTTCGGTGACGAGGTTTACGTCGCCTAGGGTGCGGTTCAAACAAATCGCATCCAGGAGTTCGCGACGGACCTCGGTGTTTGAACCGCGCCAGATTTCGGCCGCCCGTTGCGTCCAATCGAAGAGCGCCAACGCCCCCGTCGCCCGACCAGCGTCCGCCTCTTCCACGCGGGCGAGTTCCTCGTCCAGGCGCGCCGTCTCCCCCCGGAGTTCGAACGACTTGGCCTTGTAGAGCGCCTCGTCGACCGTGCCGCCCAGGTAGGCGTTCAGGAGGCGGTCCTGCATCGTGGCCAACTCCGAGCGCCGCTTCGCCAACGTGCCCGCCTGTTGGCGTCTGTGGGCCGTCAGGTCGGTCACCGCGGCCTCAAGTTCCCGGCGGAACCACGACGCTACCTCGGGGGACGCCATCCGCATTCGACCGAGGTCGTCGACGATCGCCTGCTCGAGGTCTTCGGACTTCCAGCGGACCGTGGGGTGGTCGTCACCGGGATGGTTGTTGGCGCAGCGGTAATAGAGGTGTTCCCGGACGCCGCCCCCCTTGAGCTTGCGGCGGATGCGCTCCCCGGTGATCGACTGGCCGCAGTAGTGGCAGCGAAGCAGTCCGCCGGCGAGCGGATGCTGGGGTGCGCCCGTGCGGCGGTTGCGGCCGTTCAGGATCGCCTGACAGGCGTCGAACGTCGCTCGGTCGATCAGGCGGCGGTAGCGTCCCTCGTAGACGTGCCCGTTGCGATGCAGTTCGCCGATGTAGAACCGGTTGCCGAGGATGTACGACAGCGCCGTGCGATGGAACCGCGGCTGGCTGGTCCGGAAGACGTGGCCTTCGCTCGCCAAACGGTCGGCCAGACTCTCGAACGTGAACCCGCCGGAGCCGTACAGCTCGAAGATGCGGACGACGGTCTGTGACTTCTCCGGATGTGGCTGCACCGGTTCGTCGCGGTCGCCGACGTTCGTGTACCCGTACGGCGCGAGGCCCGTCGGCCATCCCTGCCGGACCTTCTCGTCGAGCCCCTTTAGCACCTCTTCGCGGAGGTTGTCGCTGTAATACTGAGCGACCGCCGCCATGACGTTGAACGAAAACGTTCCCGCCGCACCGGGTCCGAACTCATTCTCTACGAACGCCAGTTGCACCCCGCAGGTGTCTTCCAGTTCCTGCAGTCGCACGGCGTCCCGCATGTTGCGGCAGACGCGGTCGAGCTTGTGGCAGAGGATCGCCTGAATCTTCTCGCGTTTGGCGTTCTTGATCAGCCACTGCAGCATCTGGTTGAAGATCTTCCGCTCGGCACCCCGCTTGGCGGATTCGTCGAGCTCGAACTCCCGCAGGACGTTCCAGCTGTGCTTCCGCGCCTTGTCGCGGGTCACCCGGAGCTGGGCGTCGATCGAATACCCCTCGCGCTGTTCGCGGGACGACACCCGCGTCCAGATCACCACGTTCATCACTGGTTCTCCTCGGCTCGCACCAGCACCTCGGCCAGCCGACGAACGTTGGTGAGGATCTCGATGGCCTCCTCATCGCTGATCACCCGTCCGTAGACCTTGGACCACACGCGGCGGGCGTCGGCGATCCGTTCGTCCGTCAGCCACTGCATCGACAGCGGCCACGCGGGCTCGGGTCCGGCGTCGGGCCCAGTGTGCCCGGCGGGCGGCGGAAGTCCAGTGAGTTGAGCAGCGGAACGCACGGTGTTCGTCATCCGGTGACGCAACGGATTGCCTCATCCGCTGTACCGCGCCGATTAGGGACATGTCTCTATCTGCAGCGATGTTTTGCGGAACTCATATGTTGCGCATGTCCCTAATCCGCTCGCGCATATGCGCGCATATGTGGCGCATATGAGTTTCGCGGGCGGTCTATCGCGCTGCCGTCTCTCGCGGTATTGATGGCTGCATGACAGCCACGAGCGCGACCGCGCCACAGACCGATGTACTGACCGCACAGACGCTGGATTTGTTCCAGTTGTTGTTCGAGCCGACCGACGTCGTGCTGTTCCGTCCGATCGAATCCTGGACGGAGAACGGCAAGAAGCGGTCGCGCACGATCTACGATTGGAGCCGGCATCACACGGTCGCTGCCATCAACGAACTGTTTCTCCGGTCGCTGGGCCGGATGGCCCAGCGGGAGAAGGCCAATCTCTTCTTTGGCGTCTGCCCGCGGGCCGGACGCGACGGCTTCGACCTGGCTTGGCAGATCCGGACGGTTCGCTGCCTGTGGGCCGACATCGATGACGTCACGCCCGAGGTGGGCCTGCAGCGCTGCGTGGATGCCGGCCTGCCCGCGCCCGCGATCGTGATCAACTCCGGCAACGGTGCGCATCTGTACTGGCTGCTCGCCGAGCCTTACTTGATCGACGACGCCGGAGCCCCGCCGCAGGTGCTCAACGAGTGGGTCGAGGGGAAGGACAAGAAGCGCGCGGTCGACTATTTCCTCGATCCGCAGAAGGAGAAGGTCTATCTCCAGAATCCGACGACGGGAAAGCACATCCCGGCCAACCGCCCAGCTCTGAGCCTGAAGGCCCTGCTCGTTCAGGACGTGCTCAAGGGGATCGCCTCGAAGATCGGCGGCGATCATACGACCGACCTGTCACGGCTGCTCCGGCTGCCGGGCACGTGGAACCGCAAGGATGAGCGGAACGGTCGCGAGCCAGTCTTGTGCGAGATCGTTCAGCAGTCGCCTGCACGATACGAATTTAGCGACTTTGTCCATCTGGCGGCCGCGTCGGCAGACAAACAGCGTCGTGAGAAGGTAGCCCTCGTCAGACTCCCGGAGACGAAGAAGCTGACGCGAGCGCGGCAGGACAAACTGAACACTCACATCAATCGGTGTGCGGTCGCGCAGCCGGGCAATCGCTCGGAGGCGGACTTCGCATTGTGCTGTCACGCTGTCTCGAAGGGGATCGATCCCGCCGAGCTGTGGCCTCAGATCGCCAGCATCGGCAAGTTCGCCGAGCGCGGTGAGGAGTACTTTCAGCGCACCTGGGAGAAGGCACAGCAGCAGGTTCGCGAACGCCGTTTTGACGTTGCGGCGCGTGAGGCCGGGAATCGACCTGCCAGCGGCCCCGCACCGACATTCGTCGGATCACCGCCTGATGGTGCCACGAAACCCGAAGTTGCGCTTCCCGGCGGAGATACCCCGATTTCTGAAACGGCCGAGCAACTCGGGCGATTGATGGCGGCCACCGGTCGCTATTTTCGTCGCGGCAGTGCCGTGTTGAAGCTCGCCCAGGACGACGGTGGGGGGCCGATCCTTCAGGCTGTCGTTCCGGCTGCTCTGCCGACCGCGTTTGAATTTGTTGCCAGGCTAGTTCGCATCCAAGAATCAGAGGACGGTGCAATCACTCTTCCGACGGTGTGTGCCGAAGCAACGGCGCGACTAATCCTGCACGCCGACGGCTTCATGAACTCGCTCCCTCCTCTGCGGCTGTTGAGTCGTTGTCCAGTATTGATCGAGCGCGATCGGCAGTTGGTGGTCGTCGTCGGGTACGACCCGGAATCCGGGATCCTGGCATTTGGCGAGACTCCCTGCGAGATGACCGCGCAGGTCGCAGTTGCGCATCTGAACCAACTGCTGGCGGACTTCCGCTTTGCGTCACCCTCAGATCGATCACGCGCATTTGCGGCGCTGATCACACCGGCGTTGATACACGGCCAATTATTGGATGCCCGTGCGCCCGTTGACGTCGGCGAAGCGGACCAGTCCCAGACCGGGAAGGGATTCCGCAACAAGTTGACGGCGGCGGTTTACAGGCATGGGGTCGCCACGGTCACACAGCGGAAAGGCGGCGGCGTCGGCTCATTGGAAGAAAGGTTTGACTCGAAACTCGTTGGCGGCGCGTTGTTCCTATCTCTCGACAACGTTCGCGGCAAGCTGGACTCTCCCGCGATCGAAAGTTTCATGACGGAAGACACCTACTCTGCGCGTGCTCCGTACTCGCCTAATGTGGACATCGATCCAAAGCGGATCGTTCTGATGTTCACCAGCAATCGCGCCGAGCTCACGGATGATTTCGCCAACCGATGCAGTTCAGTCCGGATTCTGAAGCAACCGGCCGGGTATCGGTTCACCCGCTTTTCGGAGGGAGACCTCCTGCAACATGTCCGAGCGAACCAGTCGCTGTATCTGGGCGCCATATTCGCCGTTATCCGGGAGTGGCACCGCCAAGGAATGCCTCGATGTGAGGGCTCGAAACACGACTTCTATCAGTGGGCGGATTGCCTCGACTGGATCGTCCAGAACATTCTTGGAGAAGCTCCACTCCTTGATGGCCATGAAGAGACGCGAGCCCGGATGACCAATCCGCAGTTGAACTGGCTGCGGGATGTAGCCCTGGCGGTGATCAGCGCGGCTCGTACCGACGAGTGGCTGCGGGCTTCAGACGTTCTGGATGTCCTTGCCGAGGCCGGGGACGTTGAGATCCCCGGCATGAAGGAGGGGATCGATTTGGACGAGGAGGCCGACCGCGGCAGCGTGCTTCGTTGCCTCGGCCAGAAACTCGGCCGGTGCTTCCGCAAGCAGACCGAACTCACGATTGACGGGATCACAGTTGAGCGAGACGCGGGTACCGACACCCAGGGACGTCCACGGTTCCAATACCGCGTGCTCCCGCGTTGCCCCGCGTCTCCCCGCGTTGAACCCCGCGTTATTTCTGCAGTTTCCCGCGTTCCCCGCGTTGGTTCAGAACTTTCAGGAGGCGACAAAAAAATGGAGTGCGAAACAGTTTGCAGGAGCTCTCTGAGAGATGTGGGAGATGACGCGGGGAACGCGGGAAACCGCGAAAACAACGCGGGGCGCAACGCGGGAATCTCTACGGATGACGAGGGGGAGATCGGCGAATGGACGCTGTGACATTGCTGGAGACGGCGCAGGCGGCCGGCTTCACGGTTGCCGTGGAGGGGGAGCGCCTCCAGGTCCGTGGACCCAAGGCGGCCGTCGCGATTCTGAACCAACTGCGGGAACGAAAGGCCGACATCGTGAGGTTGCTGCGGGGGCCGGACGATGCGGACGACGACGAAGAGTTCGAGCCGCCGCCGCGGGCGATGCCGCCCTCACCGCCTTGGTGTCAGTACCGGAGTCACTGGCACGGCTGGCGGTCGATCTATGGACCCCACCTGATTTGCGCGACGTGCCACCCGCCGGCGATTCCCGGGGTCGTGGCGGAATGGCTTGAACACGGAGAGGAAAGCTGATGACGGCAGATTCACGAACCGGTGAGGGCCCCGTTCGCACACTGAAGCCAGGCGACCGGATTACGATCTACGGCGACCTAGAGATCGTCGCCGTTGAGGGGAGGCGAGTGCAGGTGCGGGTTGTGCCAGCGTCTACGCCAGTCATGTTTGCAGTCACAAAGAGCAGCGAGCTATCCACTTCCGGCAAGAAGTGATCGGCCGTTTGTCCTCGAATCGACACCGAGTAGGCGTCCGATTCCGGCCAGAATTGCCGTACCCTGACTCGACGCCTGTGATTGTGTTGACAAGTGTCAACAGGGAGCTAGAATCGCTAAATGGGTAGGCCACGGCATCCCGATAAGCACATTGAGCGTGCGGTGCGGTATGCGGAAGCGCTTGGCTGGGAGGTGAAAATCTCATCAGGCCACGCTTGGGGTCGGATCTTCTGCCCGATGCGCGCCCGAGATGGGTGTATTGTCAGCATTTGGTCAACTCCAAGAGATCCGGAGAACCACGCCAGACACATAAGACGTGAGGTGGACATCTGCCCGCACGGAAAAGCGGCGAACCCGGAGGAGGATGTTGGACATGAAACCCAGGAAAGCGTGTAGATGCGAGCACGACTTCACCTTGGTTCTGACCGGCATCGCCGAGTTGAATTCTGAGGTCGAAGATTCGCTGTTCAACGCGGGATGCGACGACGCCACGATAAGCGTGCGGTCAGGCCGAGTCTACATGACGTTCGCGCGGACCGCAGACTCGCTGAAGGATGCCATCCTTTCCGCAATTCGGTCAGTCCGTAAGGCTGGCATTGGTGCCGACGTCTTACGAGTCGATGTCTGTAATCTGGTTTCGCAGGCTGATATTGCGCGCCGTATTGGTAGAAGTCGGCAGCTTGTTAGCCAGTACATCGCCGGTACACGCGGACCTGGAGGATTCCCGCCGCCAGCGTGCGACGTTACCGATGATTATCCACTCTGGTATTGGTGCGAAGTTGCACACTGGCTTTGGGAGAACGACATGATCAAGGAGGATGTTCTTCGCGAAGCGCATGATGTGGCCGTCATCAACTGCGTGCTTGAACTGCAGTATCAAAAACACCTCGATCCTGAACTGACGGAAGAGGTGACACGATTCATTGAGGATTCCCACGTCGTCGTGTCTGACTCCCACTGCGGTTGATAGCGTCCCTTGATCGTGGCTCCCACTTGCCGCGAAAGCTCTTGTCAGGCAGAAGTCGCGCCGGGATAATTGAACAGTAGATACAGCGGCAGTGCCGCGAGGAATGACCGCAAGCGCGGTCCAGCTCACCAAGCGTGGGCGGGACCGCGTTTTTTGTTTTGGACCAGCACGAATGGCAACCGCCGCCACCGCACCGCGACGACTGCATCAGCGCCCGAGCCTGCGACCTGCGCCGAGCGCCTACAACCACCGCCGCTGGAAGGCAGCGTCACGGGCGTTCCGTTCACGACCAGAGAACGTGTGGTGTGCCGACTGCCGGAACCACAACCGACTGCGACGCTCGACGCAGACCGATCACATCATCCCGCACAACGGAGACGAGCAGCTGTTCTGGACCGAATCCAACTGGCAGCCGCTGTGCGACCGCTGCCATGCAAGAAAGACACGGCAGCAGCAGTACCAGGGGGGCTGAATCTCTAGGGTTCGGCCCTCGTACACCATCCGCGTAGCGTCAAAGATTTTGCCCCCGGTTTTGAGTGTTTTTTCCCATGCAGATTCGAGACCGCATCAAGGGCCTGCGCCGCGTCCGGGCGTCCGAACTGCGCCCCAGCCCGGCCAATTGGCGGACGCACCCCGTGGCGCAAAGCGATGCGTTGCGGGGATTACTGGCTGAGATCGGGTACTGCGATGCGCTGATTGCGCGGGAGTTGGACGACGGCGGGCTCGAACTAATCGACGGTCACCTTCGTGCTGAGACCACCCCGGAGATCGAGGTTCCGGTCCTCGTCCTAGACGTCGACGAGACCGAGGCCCGGAAGATCCTAACCACACTCGACCCGCTGGCGGCGCTGGCCGGTGCCGACGCCGGCAAGCTGGACAAGCTGCTGAAGGAGTTCCAGACCGACAGCGAGGCTGTGCAGAAGATGATTGACGGGCTGGCGCGGGAGGCCGGGTGCGCGTACGCCCAGTTGCAGGAGATCGTCGAGGACCAGATTCCCGAACCGCCGGACGAGGCGGTCACGAAGCCAGGCGATCTGATCGTCATGGGCGCTCACCGGCTGCTGTGCGGCGACAGCGCGAACCCGGAGCACGTGGACCGACTGCTCAGCGGGGCACAGATCCACCTCGTGCACACGGATCCGCCGTACAACGTGAAGGTCGAGCCGCGGTCCAACAACGCCATCGCCGCGGGGTTGTCATCCTTCCAGGGGACGACGCATCACCAGGGGCTCGACGTCGCGCGACACCCCGGCAAGGCGAAGCCCACCGGCCGTAAGCTCCGCGCGAAAGACCGTCCGCTCGCGAACGACTTCGTGACCGACGAGGAGTTCGATCGATTGCTCGATGCGTGGTTCGGGAACATCGCCCGCGTGCTGCTGCCGGGACGCGGGTTCTACATCTGGGGCGGCTATGCGAACCTCGGCAACTATCCCCCGTTTCTCAAGAAGCACGGTCTGTATTTCAGCCAGGGGATCGTGTGGGACAAGCTGCACCCCGTGCTGACGCGGAAGGACTTCATGGGGGCGTTCGAGATCGCATTCTACGGCTGGAAGGAGGGCGCCGGTCATCAGTTCTTCGGGCCCAACAACGCCACCGACCTGTGGCACCTGAAGAAGGTGAACCCGCAGTCGATGGTCCACCTGACCGAGAAGCCGGTCGAGCTGGCGGCACGTGCGATCCAGTACTCCAGCCGCGAAGGCGAGAACGTCCTGGACCTGTTCGGCGGCAGCGGCAGCACACTGATCGCGTGCGAGCAGACAGGTCGCAACGCATATCTGATGGAACTCGATCCGCTGTACGCCGACGTGATCGTGCAGCGCTGGGAACAGTTCACGGGGAGGAAAGCAGATCGCCAATGATAAGAGGCTGGTGCAACCGACGTGGAGAATCGATCTATGGGGTGGCAGCATCGAGCCTTGCCTCCAGCTCGGCAGCGAACTCACGCCATTCGACCTCTTTGATGAGCCGGTGACGTGGGTCAATCACTAGCGTCGGCCCGTTTCTGTACATGACGCACGTCTTGAGCACATTTCGTGGGGCATTGCCCGAGTACACCCTCAGTCCAGACCCCTCACCGGAAAAATCAGCGATGCGCTCATACGACCTGGAAGACTCAACGAGGAAATACACCTTGTGCGCCATACGTGGAATCAGAATCCGTGTGGCTTCGATTACGACGGTTTCAACGGATTCATCTGTGACCAACACTTCGAACTTCCGACCTCGCGGCCAGTATCGCAGCGGCTTGCGGGGAGTGGTCGACATGACTGCATCATTCGCCGTATGAGACTGCTGACACACATCATGCACGAACAATGATCTACCTCGCCAGCCCGTATTCCGATCCCGACCCCGCCGTGCGTGTGCAGCGGTACGAGGCGGCGTGCGCGGTGACGGCGGCGATGCTCCGCGCCGGCCAGGCGGTGTTCAGCCCCATCGTCCACAGCCACCCGCTCGTCGCGCATGGCCTGCCAACCGACTGGTCGTTCTGGCAACGGGTCGACGGCGACCACCTCCTCACGTGCGACGAGGTCGTGGTCCTCATGCTGGACGGATGGGACCGGAGCATCGGCGTCCGGGAAGAAGTCCGGCTGGCGCGGGCGCTCGGCAAACCCGTCCGCTACGTTACCCCCGAGGACGCGGCCCAGCCCCGCGCCGTTTCGCCCACGGTGGCCCACGTCGCGGCCGGTACGGAGACGGCGGACGTTGGCCCCACCAACGAGAGAACGCCCCGACGTGGCGAACGCGGGGCGTCAGGGCGTAGGGAACCGCTAGCCGACGGCGTCGACCGCCTTGCGGAGCCGGTCCCACTCGGCGCTGGTGACCATCTGGTCGTCCCGCGCCTCGAGGAGCGCCTTGGCCGCGGCCAAGAGGTCGGACTCGCCAGCGGCGTCCAGTTCGTCGGCGATCGCCAGCAGGAGCTCAATGACGTCGTGCAGGTCGATCGCCGCCGACCGTTCCCCGTCGTCGTACCGCTGCTGCGCGATGGCGGTCACCGTGCGGATGGAGTCTGCGACAGATTGCATGGCGGTCTCCTACTTGCGGATGGTGAACTGGCCGCGATCGGTCTTCACGAACCGGGCGTCCGCGCCCTTCTCGTTGATCTCCCGCAGGATGGCGCTGTACAGCGTGGCGTGCGGCGTCTTGCCGCCGGGGCTGATCCACAATCCCTTCGCCGCCATCTGTTCGATCATCGCCTTGGTGTTCAGCGGCTCCTTCGAACCCGCCAGCACCTGGGCCGCGGCGTCGAGTGCGCTCAGTTTCCCCTCCCGCTTCTTGGTCGCCTTGGCCTTCGGCTGCTTCGCGGCCTTCGTCGCATTGGTGCTCTTCGGAGCAGCGGTCTTCTTCGTCGTGGTCTTCTTGGACATCTGCGTTTCCCTTCGGGTTGGCGTCCGGCGGTCGGGATGACCCCCGCGACGAGGACAGCAGTTACCTCGACGGGCGGGACGCATCCACTCAGTTCCGGCTGGATTCCGACTGTTTTCGGGAGGTCGCCGTAATGGGGAAACGTGGCCCGCCCCGCACACCGACCAGCGTGCTGAAGCTCCGGGGGAGCTGGCGCGCCGCTGCGCGCGGCGATGAACCCACGCCCGCACCGCAGCGCCCGGCCTGCCCCGAGTGGCTGAGCGCCGAAGAACGCGCCGCATGGGACCGCGTGGTCGAACTGCTCGAGTCGATGCGGGTGCTCACCGTGGCCGACGCTGCGCAACTCGAGCGGTACTGCCGCTACCTCGTCCGCTGGCGGCAGTGCGAACGGATCATCGGCAAGTTTGCCGGCGATGAACTGCTGATCGGCGGGCTCACAAATGACGGCATGCGTCCGGTGATCCGCAACGCCTGGTCCGAGTCGCATCGGCTGGCGTGTGAGCTGCGGCGGATCGAAGGGCAGTTCGGTCTGACCCCTGCGGCGCGGGCGTGTCTCAGCGTCATCCCCAGCCCCGAAAAACCCGTGGCGGCCCGGCAACGAGCATGAAACGCGACCCCATCACCACCGCCTGGAAGCGGGACGCCTCGGACGAGCTGGCCGTGCGCAACGGCTGCTGGTTCGAACCGCGCGCCGGGGCGTACGCGGTGTGGTGGCTCGAGCGCTACTGCAATCTGTACGAAGGCGAATGGGCTGGTGAACCGCTGCGGCTGCGCGGGCGCCATGATGATGCGCACGACGCCTGGCCGATCCCTGACGAGTTCGATGAGCAGCTGGCGCTCGAACGTCACGAGCACTACATCGCCGGGGTGAAACGCGGCGTCCCCTGCGACTGGCAGTATGAATGCCTGATGCGGCTGTTTGGCTGGCAGCGGGAATCGCGGCGCTGGCAGCGCGCCGTCCGTCGGTTCCGCCGGGGCTCGATCTGGGTTCCGAAAAAGAACGGGAAAAGCCCGACCCTCGCCGCCGTCGGTCTGTACCTGCTCTGCGGCGACGGCGAGCAGGGACAGAAGGTGGGGATCTGCGCCAAGGACGGCACGCAGGCCCGCGACATTGCCGGCAAGCATGCGATCGAGATGGTGCAGGCGTCCCCGGAACTATCGGCCTGCTGCAAGATCAACATGGCCGAGTACTCGATCGCGCACGTCCCGACGCGGTCGATCATGAAACCTCTGTCCTCCACCAACAAGCGCTCGCAGGAATCCAAGGAGGGGTTCAACGGCTCGCTGCTCACTGACGAAACCCACATCGTCGACCGGGCCTACATGCGGCGCATGAAACGATCGGGCATCAGCCGCGCCGAACCGCTGCACCTGGAGTTCTCGACGGCCGGCAACAACCCCGATGGCTACGGCCGCGAGCAGTTCGACTACGGCCAGGAGGTCGCCGAGGGGAAGCGCCAGAACGATCAGTTCCTGTTCCTCGGCTACTGCGCCCCGCAGGACACGAAACCCGAACAGCTCGTCGACAACGATGCCGAGGTCATCCGCCTCGGCAAACTCGCCAACCCGGCGTGGGGCCGGCTGATCGCCGAGGATGAGCTGCTGGCCGACTGGAACGAATCGCAGAAGTCGGTCGGCGACACGCTCGACTTCCTGATGTACCGGCTCAACGTCTGGCAGCAGGCGGTGAACCCCTGGCTGCCGCCCGGCGCATGGGCGGGGTGCCGCGACACATTCACACTCGAGGACGTGAAGGGAGAGCCGTGTGTGGTCGGGTTCGACAAGGCCCGCAGCTGCGACTTCAGTGCGTTCGTGGCGCTGTTCCCGGAATGGAGCGGCAGCGGGCTGGAGTCGTTCCGGCTGTGGCCGTGGATCATCGCGCCCGAGCAATACCTCCGCGAGCATGAGAACGACGCCCCGTTCGCCGACTGGGTCAAGCAGGGACTGCTGCTCCCGAGCCCCGGTGACGTGATCGACATCGGGTTCGAGTACAGCACGTTCGGCCAGATTCACAGCCACTGCAATGTGCTGGCGCTGGCCTACGACCCGCACCGTGCCGAGGAGCTGACGCAGCTGATCGAGCAGGGCGCGACCGGCCGGTCAGGCGAGCGCCTGTCCGAAGGCTATGGCGTCCAGCGCATCCCGGTGGGGACGACTTCTGGGCTGATGGCGTCAGCGGTGGACGAGTTCGAAGCGTTCGTCCGGGACGGGCGGGTGAAACATCCCGGACACGAGGTGTTCGACTGGATGTTCGGCAACGTGCAGTCGTTTGATCGTGGAGACCGCACGCTGCTCGCCAAACCCAAGAAGAAAGACACGAAGAAGATTGACGCGGTGATCGGGAGCGTGGTGGCGTTCGCGGTCGCGCGGAACCCTCAGTTCCGGCCGCAACGGAGCGTGTACGAAGAGCGGGAGATGCTGTTCCTATGAATGAACGTAAAGAGAGTCCGGCTGAACGAGTGCGCCGGCACGAGCAGCAGGTCCGCGACGGCGCGGGGCTGTGCGGTCTGGCGTGCCTCGTGACGGGGACGGCGCTGCTCAGCGTGCCGTGGGCGTTGATCGTCGGCGGGGCTTTGCTGTTGGGAATGTCCGTCTATGGAGCCGTGAGAAGTGATCGGTCAGTTACTCGGAATCCGCGCTGAAGGCCCGGTGCTGCCGGACCCCACCGACCCGTTCTGGTACACGAACCTGAGCGGGGGCGGGGTCTCGTCGTCTGGTCCGGTCGTCACCCCCGACAGCGCGCTGCGCGTTGCGGCGGTGTATGCGTGCGTGCGCGTCCTGGCCGAGACGGTCGCCTCGCTGCCGTGCCACCTTTACGAGCGGCTGCCGGATGGCGGCAAGAAGCGGGCGGCGGGCGCACTGGCGGAGCTGCTCGGTGACTTCCCCAACACGTGGCAGACGAACGTCGAGTTCTTTGAGCAGGGGATGTATCACCTCTGCCTGCGGGGGAATGCGATCCACGAGATTGTCCCCGGCGTGAAAGGCCCGATCAGCGAGCTGATTCCGATCCATCCCGACCGTGTGACGGCAGTCGATCGGCTGCCCGATAACACGCTGCGGTACACGATCAGCGATCCCGAGCGCCGGCCCCGGACGAGGGTGCTGATGACCAACGATGTGTTCCACGTCCGGGGGCTGTCGTCGGACGGCGTTCTCGGTCTGTCGCCGATCGCCCATCTGCGGAACGCGATCGGGCTGGCCATGTCGGCCGAGGACTCCGGTGCAAAGCTGTTCCGGCAGGGAGTGCGGCCGAGCGGCGTGCTGGAACACCCGCAGAAGCTCTCGGACGAAGCTTACGCCCGGCTCAAGCGCGCCCAGCAGGAGCATGCGGGGACGGCCAATGCTTACCGCACGATGATCCTCGAGGAGGGGATGAAGTGGAGTCAGGTGTCGTTGTCCAATCGGGATGCGCAGTTCCTGGAGACGCGCAAGTTCCAGATCGCGGAGATCGCCCGGATCTTCCGGGTGCCGCCGCACATGATCCAGGACCTGGACAAGGCGACGTTCTCGAACATCGAGCACCAGGGAATCGACTTCGTGGTCCACACCATTCGGCCGTGGCTGGTGCGGTACGAGAAGGCGATCAAGCGGGACCTGATCATCAACCACCGCAAGCTGTTCGCGGAATTCCTGGTCGATGCGTTGCTGCGGGGGGACTTCAACAGCCGGATGAGCGGGTATGCGATGGCGATTCAGAACGAGATCTTCTCACGCAACGAGGTGCGAGAAATGGAGAACCGCAATCCGGTCCCCGGAGGCGATGAGTTCAGGAACCCGATCACGGTGCCGCGGGGGACGGAGCCGACGCCGGAAGACGAGGATGATTCGACGAAAGCCCGCGTGCTGCGGGCGTACATCGGCGAGATCGCCCGGGGCACGTCCCGGTGCGAGGTGGAAGGGCTCAAGAAGCGTGTGAAACATGCGAAGGATGATCCGCAGCGGTTCCACGAATGGGTGGCGGAGTTCTACAGGGACCACGCCGAGCGAATCGACCGGGCGCTGCAGCCGCTGTTCGATGCGTTGCACACGCGCATGAGCGATCGGATTGCGCTGGTTGAAGAGCTGATGAAGGGGAACATCCGGGCGCTGCTGGACGGCGACCCGGTCGAGGTCGTCGCCCGCTGGGAAGACGGCGAACTGTGCGAACACTACATCCGCACTCTGAGAGGACTGGCCGCATGAGGTACGAACAGATCATCAAGTCCATCGAGCAGACGGTCTGGGCCATCCACCAGCCGAAGCTCGAGGAGATCATCGGGGTGGTGGAAGCACGGTCGCGCGGAATGACGCCGGAGTCGGCGCTTGGCGCAGACCGCTGGGCGGCGCTGGAGGCCCGGCGCACGGCGCACCTCGGGCGGCAGGGACGCATCCACGTGATGGGGATGCACGGCACGATCAGCCAGCGGGTGGGGCTGATGACCGGGAGCGGTGGGACGTCCACCGACGAGTTCGGGCGCGAGTTCGACCAGGCCGTGAGCGATCCGGATGTCGGCGCGATCCTGATCGATGTGGACTCGCCGGGCGGCAGCGTGTTCGGGGTGCACGAACTGTCGCAGAAGATCTTCGAGGCGCGGGGGAAAAAGCCGATCGTCGCCATCGCCAACTCGGAGGCATACAGCGCGGGATACTATATCGCGTCGGCGGCCGATGAGCTGTGGGTGACGCCGACGGGGATGGTGGGCAGCATCGGGGTGCTATCGATGCACGTCGACTGGAGCCGCTGGAACGAGCAGCAGGGGTTGGGGGTCACTTACATCCACGCCGGGAAGTACAAGGTTGAGGGGAACGCCGATGCGCCACTCGACAAGGAGTCACGGGCCGAGATGCAGCGGCACGTGGATCGGTACTACCGAATGTTCGTGGAGTCGGTGGCTCGGAATCGCAGTACGACAGTCGAGCGGGTCGAATCAGAGTTCGGCCAGGGACGGATCGTCGGGGCGCAGGACGCGGTACGGCGCGGGATGGCGGATCGGGTCGGGATGTTGGACGCGGCAGTGCAGGACGTGAGTGCAAGAGCAGCGGGGCGAGACCGATTATCCGTGCGCAGAAGGCGAGTGTCAGTGCTGCGTCGATAGCGGGCAACGTAACGGCAGAGCGGAGAGGCGCTCAGCTTTGAGCGACTTGTGACGCGATCTCCCGTTCACCGTACATTGTCCTGACCGCAGAAAGGCGCTGTCATCAGGCGTATGTGATGAAGCCTCGGAACGTAATCATCCATGTGCCGTTCGTCGACACCAACACGTATGTCGCGTAGGACGGATGAAGCATTTCGGGGAAGTACAAGTGTACGACGACGCACGAGCCATCGTGTGAGTACCCCGGTGCCCAAGCCTGAATAGGGAAACGGGCTCCATATGGAACATCCTTCGCTGTCGTATCGATATTGGATGCCGCGTCCATCACATGTATCGCGTCGCTGGTAGGCCGAAAGTCGCGAAATGAATCACCGGCCGCATGCCGTTCTTCAATGTGTTTGATTCCTTCTTGAGTCAATTGACCTTGAGAGTCCGTCATCTCTGACCAAAGCTTGTTGTGATCCAGCGGCTCCTTCGGCTGCGGAGTTGAGTCGATCAGTGTAGGGGAGAAATAGATGTCACGGGGAACGTCTCTGGAGAGAGACAATGGACAATCGGACTCCTGGTACACCCTCAGATCGGAAAGGACCAAATCGAGAATCGTGCTGTCGACTGAGTGGTCGACTGAAACCCTCGGTCCGGGTTCCACTGCGTGCGCTTGACTGGACGTCTCTTTGATCGGAGCGGTCTGATTGCAGCCGAGCCCCGAAATCACGGAAAGAGCGACCAACATAATACGTCTTGACATCAACACATGCCTTCGGAACGGCGTCAGAACGAATGATCTCACCGGCCCGGTGGACGCGGCAACCAGCAAAACATGGAGCCCGGTCGCCGGTGCAGCGTTGGATGCTTAGAGGAAATGTCGTTGCGAATCGTGCGTCATCTCACCGGTGTGCCAACTCTTGAAATCGGGGCCACACAATTCTGTTAGCGAAAGCGGCTTCGCTGGCCTCATCGAATCGTTTCAGTACTTCTGTGGAATCAGCTTGAACCCATGCAACGACGACGATATTGGTGCTTGGGTTGAAGCTGACTCTGGCCTGTTCGGCACTGTTGAATATTCGTTCCCCCGTCTTGGGAATTAGACGTTCATAACGTCGTTCGTTGTCCTCTGCTGCCGTGCCCTCCCATTTCGCCGCTGTTACAGCGGACTCAAGTGCATTCCAGAATGCATCGGCATCGGGCGAGCCGCTCTTGTACGAAAACACCACCGCATCAACGTCCATGTTCCCATAGTGCCCGGTCAGTGCCTCTGGTGCGACAAGGAAAGAATTGTGCGCACCGATAATCTCGGCCGAAGTCGGCAGGTAGTCGTCGCTCAAGACGCCGCACCCGCCGGCAAAGGCGGTGACGAAAAGAGCGTCGAGAATTACTGAGTGACGCATGGGGGGCACGCCGCCAAATGATGCGATCGGCCGAGCGCTAGTTGACGAGTTTGACGTCGTATTCCCTGAGCGGCGGAAGACGACTGAACTCGTCGAAGGTGTTCTGAATTGCTGAGTCCAAACTGTCGCCGTACCGGATTGTGACGATGCTCCGCCAAGCAATCATCGCCTGACAATTTGTGCCGTGCGGCCGAGCCTGAACTTCAGTCTCATCAATCAGCTCGCCTGTTTGTTTATCGTGGATCGTGACGATTGCGGGCATCTACATTCTCCCTCTTTCGTAAAGCGCGAGGCGGCAACGGCGACTTGTCTTGACGGTAGTGGTTTGTCGCATATGATTTTACTCGATCGAGTTCGGCACGCCACGCGGCTGGCTCGACCCATCAATTGATTCAGCAAATACCAGTCACTTGCCACGCAACGCGGGCGAGGACCTGGAAGGCTCCAGCAGCCTTCTCAGTCTTCGCCCGCGTTTTTTTCGTTTGCACTCGGAGATTTCAGCGATGGGACCCAGCAAGCGTCTCAAGGCCCTCCAGCAAGAGAAGTCCGACCTCGTCGCCCGCATGGAGGCGCTGCTCAACGCCGCCGACGACGAACGCCGCGACCTCACCGCCGACGAGGAGAAGGACTACCAGGAACTGGAAGCCCAGCTCCCGGCGCTCGATCGGCGTATTGAGCGGGAGCAGACGTTCCTCAACGCCCAGGCGTCCCAGCAGCCGATTCGGGATCTCAACCGGGACACCCGCGAGGAAGCAGCCGCCCGGATCGGGCACGTCCATGACGCATGGCAGGACGACCCGATGTGCGGCTACGAACGCCCGCGGGATTTTCTCCTCGATGTCATCGAAGCCGGACAGGGGGGCGACACCACCCCTCAACTGCGGTTCCTGGCGGCGGCAGGTTCCGACGAGCAAGGCGGCTATTCCGATCCGCACGGCGGGTTCTTCGTCCCGGAAGGCATGGCTCCGCAGGTGCTGACGGTCGATCCCGAGGTCGATCCCACGGCTGACCGGATCACCCAGGTGCCGATGACCACGCAGGTCGTGAAGACCAACGCCCGCGTGGACAAGAACCATTCGACAACCGTCAGCGGCGGCCTGACCGTCAGCCGCCGTGCCGAGACGCAGCAGCCCGGCTCGTCCCGCCAGGAATACGAACAGATCAAGCTGGAGGCGACTGGCCTTTTCGGACTGGCGTATGCCAGCGAGCAGGTGCTGGAGCGCTCCCCGATCTCGTTCGCCGCCTTGCTGGATGCGGGGTTCAAGGACGAGTTCGGCAGCAAGGCGCTGGCCGAGCGGATCGCGGGAACGGGGAACGGTGAGCCGCTGGGGATCCTGAACAGCCCCTGCAAGATCGCGGTGGCCAAGGAGGGAGGCCAGACGGCTGACACGATCAACGGCACGAACATCGTCAAGATGCGCAAGCGCTGCTGGCGCTACGGGCAGGCGATCTGGCTGGCCAACCACGACACGTACGAGCACCTGCTCAAGGCGCACGTCAGCGGGACCAATGACGACGTGTTCCTGTTCAACCCGTCACGGGGCATCGACGTCCCGGACACGCTGCTGGGCCGGCCGATCTTCTTCACCGAGTATGCCAAGACGCTCGGCGACGAAGGAGATCTCATTCTGGCAGTCTGGAGCCAGTACCTGTGGGGGACGCTGGGAAGTCCCAACCCGCGACGTGCCGAGTCGGTACACGTGCGGTTCCTGAACCACGAGCGCACCTTCAAGTTCTGGCTGGAAAACGACGGCCAGCCGTGGTGGCGCTCGCCGCTGACCCCCAAGGAGAGCAGCGAGACGCTCTCGCCGATCGTCGTGCTCCAGGAACGCGCCTGACCAAGGTTAAACACCCCCCGTCGCGGATGACGGTTCTTACATTTCGGGAGAGACACTCATGGCGAGTGACATTGCGACGCAGCATCTGTTCGCGAATCAGAAGCTGAAGCTGTACGACCACGATCCGGGGGCGACCACGGCCATCATCGTCAGTCCTGACGGCGGCACGACACTGCGGGTGGCCGACATGAGCCTGTTCAGCCGATTCGCCTGCGGGGCGATGGTGACCGTCCCGGCGACCGGAGCGCTCACCAAGCTGGAGATCGTCGCCGCCGAAGCGGCGACCATGTCCAGCCCCGTCGTCGTGAAGGAAAGCGGAACGATCGCAGCGGATGCGGTTGAGGACCAGGCCTGGCTGGAATGCACATCCGAGGAGATTGCGCACCTCGGTTCGGTCAATGACAAGGCCCTGCGCTACGTCGCCGGGCGGCTGACGATGAGCAATGCCGGCGGCGAGTGTGTGGTGTTCTACGAACTGACCGGCGGCCGGTTCGCGTACAAGGACCTGACCCCCGCCACGACCATCGCCTGAGGCCGCACATGGCAGACACCGTCAAAGTCCGCTTTACCAAGACCTACCAGGTCAAGGACGACGAGCAGCAGGTCTACGAGGAGGGGAAGACCTACACCCTCTCGGATGCCTCCGCACAGCACTTCATCCGCCGCCGCGTGGCGGTGATCGACGACGGGAAGCGTAAACCCAAGGGCGCCGCCGATGAGCCTGACGCTGGTGACGCCGCCGCAGGTTGAGCCGGTCGCAATCGGGACGGTGAAGGAACAGGCGATCGTCGCGCACGACGAGGACAACGGCCTGATCGCCCGGCTGATCACGGCCGCGCGGATGCATGTGGAGCAGGTGACGTGGCGACAACTGATCACAGCAACCTACGAATGGCGGCTCGACCAGCTGTGCGGGGCGCTGTATGTGCCGCGTCCGCGTCTGCAGTCGGTGGTCTCGATCGAGTACGTCGATGCGCAGGGGAACACCCAGACGCTCGATCCAGCGGCGTACACCGTGGATACGCACTCGACGCCGGGGCGGGTCGTTCCCGCGGCGGGCGCATCCTGGCCCGCCACGCGCGGGCACATCGACGATGTGATCGTGACGTTCAATGCGGGTTACGGGGACAGCGCGAACGACGTCCCGGAGACGCTCAGGCACGCGGTCCTGATGCTGGTCGCGTACTGGTACGAGCAGCGCGAGAGCGCAGCGGGCCGCACCATGACTTCCGTCCCGCTGGGGTTCGACGCACTGATCGCGCCGTACCGGGTGTACGACCCTCGAGTCACCGAATGGCTGTGATGCGATGACTGACGGCGCAGGCAGATACCGAACCCCCGCTGTGATCCAGCGCGTGGACTCCAGCGCGCCGAAGGGACGCGACGGGAAGATCGATCTGTCCGACGACACGAACTGGCAGACCTACTGTTCGCGGCGCGTGGAGGAGCGGCAGATCGGCGGACGGGAGCAGATGTACGCCCAGCAGGTTCTCGCCGACGTCACGGGCCTGTACAGGCTCCGCGCCGACACGACGACCGAGGGGATCACCGCGAAGATGCGACTCAAGATCGACGGCCGCAAATTGAACATCGTCCGGGCGCTGCGCATCGGCAACCCGGTGCGCGAGATCGAGCTGCAGTGCACGGAGGTGACGGCATGACGACTCGCGTCTCGGGAATCAAGCCCCTCCTCAAACGGCTGAAGCAGCTGCCCGACCGTGCGCAGCGCCGGGTCCTCCGTCCGGCCGTGACGAAGGCCGCGACGCCGATCGTGAAGGCCGCCCGCCGGCTTGCTCCGAAAGGCACTGGCCAGACGCCCGACGGCCGAGACCGTCCGCACCTCGGCAAGTCGATCACGAAGACCCGCGCAAAGCTGTATCGCAAGACCGGGACCGTGCTCGTCGTGATCGGCCCCGAGAAGAATAAGGCCCCGCACGATCGCCTCGTTCATGACGGCACCAAGCCCCACAGCATCGTCCTCACGCAGCCGCTGCAACTGGGACGAGTGACGCTCCCGGCCGGGTTCGTCATCCGGCATCCCGGCGCAAAGGCGCAGCCGTTCCTCGAGCAGGCCGTGGATGCCACACAGTCGCAGTCACAGATGATCCTGCAGCGCGCCATCGCGCAAGGCATCGAAAAGCAAACCGCCCTCCTCGCAAAACAGTCATGATCGAGTTCGCCCTCGCCGCCTACCTTGGAACACGCGATCCGGTGACGGACGTGGTCGCCGACCGCATCTACGCCGACGGTGCCGAGCAGACTGCGGCGAGGCCGCTGCTGGTGTACCGGCTGCTTCCCGGTTCGGTTCGGCACTACCACAGCCGCGGCGCGTCCGGGCTGGTCGAGGCGCTGATCGAGATCGCCTGCCAGGGACGGACCTATCCCGAAGCCCGCGACCTGTACGAGGCGGTCCGCAACGAGATCGACGGATTCCAGGGGGAGTGGGATGGAACCGACGTGCGGCGCGCGGCGATGACGCCTGCGGCGAGTACGTCCGGTGCGCCGGCGCAGGGGGACGAGGTCGGTTTTCCGGGCGTGCGCGGCGTGCTGGAGGTGTTCTACCGCGAAAGCGTGCCGACGCTGGGAGCCATCCCGTGAGCCAGCTCATCGAGATCAAAGCCAAATCCCGCACCGGCCAGGTCATCACCCTGCACGTGACGGAGATCCTGGAGATCGACGGTCAGCCGCTGCATCCGGCGGCGGACGATCTGCGTGTACGGATGGGCATGCTCGAACAGCGGGTAACGCGCCTGGAGCAGCATAGAGAAGAGGAGAACGGCAATGGCGGCCAGCACGGCTGACACAGGATTCGGGATCACGATCGAGTTCGCCAGCGGGTTTCTGGCCGAGATCATCGGCTGCAAACCCCCCGGCCCGACCCGCGAGGCAATCGACGTCTCGCATACGACGTCTCCCGACAACGCGAAGGAGTTCATCTTCGCCGACCTCGTCGATTACGGCGAGCTGACGGTCGACCTCAACTTCCAGCCGGACGCCATCCCGCCGATCGACGAGCCTCCCGAAGACACGACGATCAACTTCCCGAGCGGAGCAACGTGGGAGTTCAAGGGGGGACTCACCGGCTACGAGCCGGATGCGCCCATCGATGACCGGATGACGGCGAGTGCCACGATCAAGGTCACCGGCAAGATCACGATCACGCCTGCCACACCGTAAGGAGACAACCGATGCCGCTCTCGCGCGACGACATCCTGCAGGCGGACGACCTGCCGACGGAAGACCTGGAGGTCCCCGAGTGGGGTGGGACGATCCTGATCCGGGCGCTCAACGGTGCGCAGCGGGAGGAGATCGAGATCCGCTCGCACAAGGCCAAGGCCAGCGGGGACGCGCTCGGCTGGAAGGGGCTCAAGACGCTGGTCGCGACGTACGTGGTCGTCGGCGAGGACGGCCAGCCCTTGTTCACAGCCAAGGACCTTGCGGCGCTCGCCAAGAAATCGTCAGCCGTCCTCGACCGGATCTTCGAGCGGGTGCTGCAGATGAATGCGATGACGAAAAAGGACGCGGAGGACCTCGCGGGAAACTGACCCGGAGTCCGTCCAGGCGGTTCTGGTTCTTCCTGGCGCGGACTCTGGGGTGTGGAACGGTGCACGAACTCCAGCGGCGGATGACGGCCCGCGAGTTCCAGGAATGGGTGGAGTACTACAAGCAGGAACCGTTCGGCGACGACTGGCTGCAGGCCAGCACGATCGCGGCGGTCACCGAAGGCGTGTGGTCGGGTAAGCGCACTCGGCTCGACCGATACGTCCCCGGCGCACACCAGAAAGCCCGCATGGACCCCCGGCAACTTGAGACGCAGATGATGCACATCGCCGCGCTGCACAACGCGCAGGTCGAACGCCAGGAGCGGCAGCAGGCCGCTCCGACGTCGGCAGTGCGATCTGCATCCCAACGGCGGAGACGCTGACGTGGCGACGATCGGAAACGTGAACGTCCGGGTCTCGGCCACGACGATCGGCCTCACGAAGGGGCTGGGCTCGGCGGTGCAGGCGATGTCGGGGTTCGGAGCGCGGATCAGTGGGCTGGTCGGTAGGTTCGGCCCTCTGGCCGCGGCGATCACCGGTGTAGCGGGCGCGGCAGGACTGGGCCTCTTGGTGAAGAACTCGTTCGCCGCGATCGATGTGCTGGCCAAGACGTCCGACAAGTTGGGGATCGGGACCGAGGCGCTGGCCGGGCTGCGGCATGCGGCCGACCTGTCGGGGGTCAGCGCCGAGTCGCTGGACAATTCCCTGCAGCGGATGACCCGCGGGATCTCGGAAGTCGCGAAGGAGGGCAAAGGCCCGGCCAAAGACGCACTCGATGAGCTGGGGCTGAGCGCCGACCGGCTGGCAGCGCTCTCGCCCGATCAGCAGTTCGTCGCCATCACCGCAGCCATGCAGGGGGTGGCGAACCAGTCCGACAAGGTGCGGCTGGCGTTCGACATCTTCGGCCGCTCCGGCGTCGACACCCTCAACATCATGCAGGGGGGTGTCGGTGCGCTGACCGACACGATGCAGGAGGCGCAGGACCTGGGGCTGGGGGTCAGCCGGGAAGACGCCGCAGCGATCGAGGAGGCCAACGACGCCATCACTCGCGTGAAGTCGGCGTTCATTGGCGTCGCCAACAGCATCGCTGTCACGGTCGCCCCGCTGCTGAAGAGCATTGCCGACCGGACCGTCGAGTTCGGTAAACAGGCGCGGGGTGCGTTCCTGTCGATCCGGCCCATTGTGACTCAGACCGGCAACGTGATCCTCAGCGTGTGGGACGCCGTGGCGTCGACCACACAGGCGGTGTTCGGCGCGCTGTTCGGGACGGCGCAGTCGACGTTGGCCGGCGTGGGAGACTTCCTGCTGGACGCGCTGATCATCGGCGAGTTTGCGTTCCGCCACATCGGCGCGGTCTCGGAACTGGCGTGGGCGCAGGTGCAGCTCGGCGCAATCGGGTTCTGGGAGGACCTCCGGCACCTGTTCACCGCAGAGATCCCGGCCGTCCTGACGTGGTTCGCGGGCGAGTGGGGCAACATCTGGTTCACCGCCGTCGACTATGTGCTGACGGTCCTGATCAACCTCGGGACCAACATCCGCTCGCTCTGGTCGGGGGTGCTCGACTTCATCGCCGGGCGGGGGTTCACGTTTGACTGGACGCCGCTGTCCGAAGGGTTCGTCAGCACCGTCAGCAAACTGCCCGACATCCCGGAGCGCGCGTTGACGGAGATCGAGCGGCAGCTGGGATCCGACATCGACCGGATGAGCGGCGATCTGACCGAGGGGCTGGCGGATCACCTTCAGCAGCGGCGGGCCGAACTGCTGGGGGACGGCGAGGCGTTCCGAGTGCAGGGCGTGGGGTTCGACGGCGACGGTCTGGGAGACGCGGTTGGCCGCACCGCCGGGAACGCGCCGGAGGCGTTCGACTTCGGACTCTCGCAGGCGGCGAAGCAGGCGCTGGCGCTGCAGTCCCGCGGCGCGGCGGGCGAATCGCCCGAGCAGAAGACCGCCAAGGAGCTGGCGGCGCTCAAGGCGCAGCAGAAGCAGCAGGCGGATGCAGCGCTGACGGTCGCCCGCGAACAGCTGGCGGCACTCCGCGCGCAACCCAAGCCCGCCAGCATCCTGTGAGGACCGACGATGGCGCTGGTCTCGATCGGTCTGGACTTCGGCGACGGGGGGCAGTTCACGCACCCCAACAAGCGGAGCTATTCCCGGAAGTTCGTGGCCCGTTCGAACAACCGGTTCGACAATCCGCTGTCCGTGGCGCGGGACCGGCTTTGTCCCAAGGTGGGGCAGCGCGACCCGTACGATCCGGGAGCGTTCGTCACGAGCGTCGAAGCGACGCGCCGCGACCAGACGCTCCTGATCTGGGATTTGGGAGTCGCGTACTCCAGCGACATCGAGGAGGAGGACGAGAACCCGCTCGACCAGCGGGCCCGGATCACGCTCAAGGCCGATCAGTACACGCGGACCACGACCCGCAATGCCCAGGGACGCAGCATCACGACGACCGCCGGGAGTCTCATTCCGGTCGAAGTCGACGACACCCGCTGGGTTCTGAGCGTGCAGAAGAACGTGCGGGTGATCCCCACGGCGCTCCTCAACCTCAACAACAAAACCAACTCCGGCACCGTGTCGATCCGGGGCCTCTTGATCCCCCGCCGCAAGCTGCAGGTGAAAGGGCTGACGGGCAGCGAAGAATCCGCCCGCATCCGCAACCAGCGGATCGACTACGTGGCGCTGTCGTTCGAACTGCATTACCAGCGGGAGGGTTACCGGGTCCGGTTGCCGAACGTGGATTACGTCCAACTGAGGGAGACGACCCGCGCAAGGCGCGACCGCCGCGGCCGCCCGGTGCTGGAAAACAACCGGCCTGTGTTCGAGACGGTGACCGAACGGGTGCCGATCCTGTTCGGCGAGCCGCCTGAGCGCCCGTCGGAACCGTGGCCGCTCGACCGCCGCGGCAAGGCGTTGCCGGAGAACTACCAGGCCAGCGAAGTCCTGTACCTGGAAGAAGACGTCCTCGAGGAGTCGAGCTTCAACCTGCTGCCGCTGAACTGAGGAATGAGAGATGGCGAAGAAGGTATGGCGCGGCGACGCACCCGACGTTCCGCAGATCGAAGTGGTCGAGTTCGCCGGCGACCCGGTCGTGGCCGAAGGCTCGGACCTGGTGCTCACGATCAACGACAAGCAGATCGTCGTGGAAGCGGCGAGCGCGATCACCGATGTGACGCCGGAGGTGGAAGGCGACACCGGCGGCGTCGGTTCGCTGCTGGCGGCGGCTGCCGCGGCGATCAACGGCTCCGAGATCCCGGAGTTTGCCGAGATCGAGGCCGCTGTCGAGGTTCCCGATCCGTCGCTGGACGCGCCGTACCACCGGTTGACCCTCACCAGCCGCGAACCGGGCCGGCCGTTTACGGTCGATGTCGATGCGCCGCATCCCACGATCGATATCGACGTCCTGCAGGTCGGCGGCCCCGGGCTGAACGAACAGCAGCGGTTCTGGATCGCGCCGACTCCTAGCGGCGGCGCTTATACCGTCTCGTGGAACTTGGGCGGTGGCCTGGAGACGAGTGCTGTTGTCCCGTTCAACGCGACCGCCGACGGTCTCAAAGCCGCGATGATCGCCGGGATGGCAAGCCTCACGGCCGATGACCTGCTCGTGACCGGTGTGGGCAGCACGGCCGATCCGTTCGTTCTTGAGCTGACGGGCGCTCTGGCCGAGACCAGCGTCGCGCCGCTGCTCGTGGACGTCTCACAGCTGACGGGCAACGGCGTCGTCTCGATCGCCACCATGACGCAGGGGGGCACTATCGTTCCGGGCGGGTCGACGCAGGTCGAAGACACGTTCACGGACAGCGACTCCACCAACCTCACGTCCCACACGTCCGACAGCAGCGACACCTGGGCCATCCTCGGCACGGGCGCCGGCGACGCCACGATCCAGTCGAACAGTCTGTCGGTCACGAATGTGAACCGACTGTACCGGGTCGTGGGTGCGCTGCCGGCGGATGGCTCGATCGCCGCGGACTTCACGTTGCCGGGCGGCACGACGGCGCTGGCGGCCGGGTTCTTCATGCGGTCGGACTCCGATCCCGATGGCGGCATCACGATCTGGTTTGTTCGGTCGGCTGGACAGTCCAACTACCTGATCCACATGTCGAGCGGCGTCGTCGGCAACGGCGGGGGCTGGCACGCGCCGGGGACCTATCGGCTGACGGTGACGTTCAACGGCAACCAGTGGCGCGTCCAGTCGGACCAGGCCGACTTCACGTTCACGTCGTCGTTCAACCAGACCGAGACAATTCACGGCCTGAACTTCGCGGTGCCATCGGGGGTGACCGTCACGGTCGACAACCTGGAAGTGACGGGGGCGGTGCTGTCGGACGAGGAGTGGCAGATCTCGACGAACGGTTCCGGCGGCACGTTTACGCTCACGAAGCCTGGCGGCTCGACGACGTCGGACATTTCGTCGGGCGCGACGGCCGCGGCGATCAAATCAGCAATCGAAGGCATCTATGGCGGCACTTGGACCGTGACCGGCAGCGGGACGTCCGGGAATCCGTGGGTGGCGACGGCCGGAGGCGCGCTCGCCGGGACGAACCAGACGCAGCCGACCGGCGACGGCACGAACCTGACCGGCGGGTTCGATGCAACGATCCACACGCTGCAGGACGGGTCACCGCCGCTGCCGCAGAAATGGAGCGTGGCGCTGCACGGCGCGACCGGCGGCACCTGGATGCTGGAGTTCCTGGGCCGGTTGACGAGCGACCTCGCGCACAACTCCAACGCGGCTGCGGTCGAGGCCGCACTTGTCGCGATCGATCCGGGGGACTTCAGCGGGCTGTTCGACGTGACGGGTGCCGGCTCGTTCGCCGATCCGTTCGTGATTGAGGTCGCCGGCCGACTGGCTGGCGTTCCGCAGGGACTGATCGCGCACAACCAGCAGCTCACGGGAACTGGCCAGACGCTCAATCAGTACACGCAGCAACCGGCGACCGGCCGCAATTGGTGGGACAACCCGGCCAACTGGCGGGACTTCGACACCGGTGAACCTGGCATCCCCGGCGAAGACGATGACGTGTGGATTCAGACGGGGGACGACAGCAATTCGATCCTGTACGGCTTGCTGCAGTCGGCGGTAAAGCTCAACTCGCTGGTGAAGTCGAGCCTGTTCAGCGGCAGCATCGGCCTGCCGCTGCGCACGGACAGTGGCTACGTCGAATACCGCCCGCGGCATCTGGCGATCGGGTTCGCCGCCGATGGCGACCAGTCGGTCCTGATCGGCAACGACCGCGGACAGGGAAGCGGCCGGATCAACCTCGATACAGGGTCCGACGAGGTCCACATCCGGGTCGAACGTACGGACGGGCCGCTGGAGCCGGGGTTCCAGTCGCTCAACTGGCGGGGCAATAACGCCAGCAACACGCTCACGCTCATTGAGGGGTTCGTCGGGATTGCGGCGTTCGCGTTCGAGACAGCCGAACTGGCGCAAGTCATCCAGCGCGGCGGTGTCCTGCAGCTGGGACCGGGGACCGCAGTCGCGTCCGGCGGTCTCGATAAGACGTCGGGCGACCTGTACTCCGACGGCGCCACGATCGGCGGTGTCCCGCTCATCATCCGGGGCTGATCGATGGCCGGGCACTCCCTGGACGACAAATCGCTCCGTCGGGTCGGCGACGCGACCCGCAAGAGTGAGCTGGAGCGCACGACGCGCGAGTCGCATTCACCGTCAGTTCCCGCCAACCAGACCCATGCGGCGCGGTTCCGCCTGCTGAGTCCGCTGGAACTCGGCCGTCACGCCGTCGGCCGGATGCTGAGGCTGGAGCGCAATGACGACGGCACCTGCTATTGGCTGGCGACGGATCGTCAGGAGCTACTGCATGTCGGCGCGGGTCAGCAGACTCGCTGGGCGAAGGGCGCAGAGGTGACCGCGCTCTGGACGCCGGCGGGCTACAGCGTGATCTCGAATGCCTTGATGGCGCTCAGCGGCCAGTCACCTGTTCCCTATGGCGTCTACTCCGTTCGTCAGAGCTCCACCAATGCCCCCGGCTCGATTGTGTTGGGGCTGGTGCCGAACTTCGACGGCGAGTTCCTGCCGGCGTGGGACCGGGACTACGCGTTCGTCGGAGACGTACCCGACGGGCTGCCGATTCTTTCCGACGGCCTTGATGTCGGGCTGCCCAAGCTCTGGCCGTGTGTGACGGATGCGTACACCCCGACCTGGGTGGCCTACAGCACAGACGTCAGCGGCATCCCCTCCAAGATCCTGGATGCGTTCGGCTGGTCCGATGGACAGCACCCTAATAAGGGCGAACTCTGGGCACCTGGTCTCGATGCGCGGCTGCACCGTTCGATCACGACGCTCGACCTGTGGTGGTGGCGTTACACGCCGCCGGCTCTGGCATGCGTGGCGAACAGTTCGAGTTCGCTCGGCGGCTACTGGGGTGGCCTGCTGAACTACGAGTGTGACCCCGACGATCCGGACGCCGATCCGCCAGCGATCCTGACCGATCCCATCTACTGGATCGCCCCCAACGGCTGGTGGGGCTGGGGTGTCGGCGGCTGGCCGCTGAGCGGGTTCCACAACGGCTATTACCCGTACTGGTGGCGCGGGTTCGGGTTCTCCTCTTATTGGGGTGCGTGGGGACCGGGCTGGTGGAACTATCGCTGGCTGGGACGCCCGCCGTCGCCGGATGACATTCCAGATCCGGACGTGCCGGTTTCGACCGTGCTGCCCGCCGGCGCGGCGCTGGACCGACGGTGCCGGTATGCGTGGGTGGTCTGGCAGTGGGGCTACCGGGTGCTCGATGTCGACACCGATCGAAAACTCGCGCTGATCATCGGTCCGATTCGGTTTGTGAACCGGCTGGTCGTGGACACGCCCGACTGGGCGGATTGTCCGGACGCTCCTCCGACGACGCCACCACCACCGACGACCGCGCCACCGACAACGCCGCCTCCGACCACCGCACCACCAACTACGCCACCGCCAACCACTGCGCCGCCGACAACCCCACCTCCCACGACCGCACCCCCGACCACAGCACCGCCCACGACGGCTCCGCCAACGACCCCGCCACCGACAACGCCACCCCCGACGACGGCTCCGCCGGGACCGACCGGCGCGTGCTGCCACGACAACGGCGCGCATACCGATTGCATTTGCACCGACGGTCTGACCGATGCCGAGTGCGCCGCGATCGGCACGCTGAGCCCGCTCTGGCTCGGTCCGGGCAGCACCTGCGCGGTTGAGGGGGATGGCTGCGATCGGCGCGGTGGCGAATGCGACATCATCTGAGGACCGCCATGAAACTCACGTTTGGTTTTGCGCTGACGGCCAACGATCCGGGAGCAGCGTACACGGCGCACTCGCTGCTGCTGCATCACGGTGATGTGGCGGACGAGATCGAGCTCGTGGTGGTCGACAACTCGGCAAAAGGGAGCGACCGGGCGTCATTCCTCGAGAAGGAGATCGGCCAGATCCCCAACGCCCGCTACATCCGCGACCTGTCGCCGCCGTCGTCCTATCTGCCGCGCAACCGCGTGTTCGCTGAGGCGACCGGCGATGTTGTGATTTGCTGCGATTCGCACGTGCTGTTCGAGGCGGGGGCGATTCGGGCACTGATGGAGTACTTTCGGCAACATCCGGACTCGAACGATTTGATTTCAGGTCCACTGCTGCGGTGCGGCGGGAAGGTCAGCGCCACGCAGCAGACGATCTACGGCTGGGAAGGCGTATCAGAGAAGGATCTGATGGGTCACGGCGTCCGCGTGTTCGGAACGTGGCTGGTCGACCGTCGCGGGCTTGATCCAACCGGCCCGCCGTTTGAGATCATGAAGACCGGCCTTGGTGCGTTCGCGTGCAGGCGCGAGGCCTGGCCGGGGTTTCATGAATCGTTCAGCGGTTACGGCGGCGGCGAGGTGTATCTGTGTGAGAAGTTCCGTCAGCGCGGTAGCCGAGTGCTGTGCTTGCCGTCGCTCCGGTGGTGGCACAACTTCATGGGGTACGACCAGCCGGCGTATTCGCGGGACTGGAAGGATTGGGCGCGGAACATGCTCACGACGGCCGTGGAACTGGATCGGGCGGATCTATTCGACGCCGCAGTGACCCAGCTGCGCGCACGTGCGCCGGCGGCGCTCGACGCAGTACTGCCGCAGTTCGCACGTCCCCCGGGTCTCGTCCCCTATCGCCCGCCGCCGCTACCGGGTTTTGCGCTCAAGCGGTTGTTCAGGGAGCAGGCACCCGAGGTTGAGGCCGGCCCTGCCTGTAATGGTCTGGCCTATGAGATGAATCGCCGGGGTTCGGCCGACTGCCGCGCGAACGTCGATCTGCTCGTGCGGACGATCCTCCCCCGCGCCCGGCGTCTGGCCGCCCGGCGGCACCCCCGAGCCGTGAGAGCGCTCGATCGTCTTGGTCCTCTCTGCCGGAAAGCGACGGATGCGGCGATCTGCTCACGGTTGCGTCGGCACGTGCTGCAGGCCTGCAACGTGGCCGAACGCGAAATGGCGACTCGTTAACGGCCAACCAAAGTCCGAACGTGCAGGCGCAGTCGATGATCGTTGAATACCAATGGCCGGCTGTTCCTGTTCACGCGGCGAACGATACCGTGAAAGCGATCCATTGACTGGCGCTGAGGCCACACGGTGCGAGTCGGGCGGCGATCCGGTCAAATTGGCCGCGAGAGGCATTGCTCAAAGAAGTATTGAAGCGTACAAAATAACGAGAGCCGCACCGACCACACGGCACGGCTCCCGGTGACCGTTTACGCGGTCACGGCTGGGCTCTTCTGGCATGGGCTAACAGAAGCCAGTGCCGCATCGCCCACCTCCTTTCGTGTGCGACGGCGTGCTACCGCCGTCTGTGTGTCTGAAACTGGAAATGGCCCGGCCAGCTCCGTCGCTGACCGGGCCAATTCTTTTGGAAGACCGTCGTAAATCCATGTCCCATTTACGCTAACAATCCTTGGTCGATATCCACTGAGCCGCAGCGACTTTTGGGATAGTATCGGGATAGTATCGAGATAATTTGGGACAATATCAGCGATTCTCGTCGTAAACCCCTCCGAACACGACACTTTGGTTAGCGAGACAAGAGAACCTTTGCCTCCCGCCATTCCGGGAGATTTGCGTCTGGAAACGCCGAATTGATCGGATCACGGATGCGGCTGTACTGCCACCGCGCCTGTGAACCCTTCCCTCCACCCGCAACGTCAGCTTTCGGCAGCACTCGCTGGCCGCCAATCCGCTTCTGCCGAATCGTCTTGACCGATTTGCGGGCGAGCCGTGCAATCTCCACGAGCGTTACCAGATCGTTGCCGCCAGCGTCGCTTAGTTGCGGCTTCTGCGTCCGATTCACTGCAGCACTGGGGGCGACGGCCTGGGCGAGGTCTTGAGAAAGCGATTCCAGGCGATCTATGGCTTTCTGAAGTGCGATCGCGCGATCCCTACCTGGACTGTCGCAGAATTCGACAATCGCCTGCCAGAAGCGATCCACCAGAGGGCTGAATCTCTTCAGCCCGCTCTTCACACTGGGACGCTGTGAGAACCAGACCGCATACTGTTTGCGCTCGTAGATAGGCACCATCCCGCCAATGGGATCCTCCGTCTCGGACGGCGGCGACAATTGCCACTTTGCCGAGCCACACATCGACGAGAGACCGCCTCTCCTCTCGAATTCCTGTATCGAGGCATGCGTGGGCGCCAGCTCGTGGATCTTCAGCAGGCTTTGTCCGGCCCGGCATGCTTGGAGCGCAATGCCGGCAGCTTGCGAAATGAAATGCGTCGGATTGGGGTTGTCGGTGCTCGCACCGAATCCGCCGAAAACGCCCGCCATACGCCACTGCCCTGAAAGTGGCGTCCTGATGCAGAGAGAGGCGGCAGGCCGTCAGGACAACGACTCTTCGGGAGCGACCCTAGCCGCCGAACATCGGTGATGATACTGCGACGCGCAGCATGACGACACTCAACTGATTTGCCAGGTGGAGAGTGAGTGCTTCCGGCGTTGACGCAGGGGACGAGAGTGATACCTTTCGAGGATTCTGTATCACCGACTTGAAAGGCACACATGGCCAAAAAGGCGAAGGGGGACCGTTCAGATCCCAAGTCGAACAAGTCACTCGCGATTCGCACCGTGTTGGCGAAAATGCCAGGTGCCAAAGCTGCAGACATCGCGGCAGCTGTTAAAGCGGAGTATGGCCACAATGTGACCGCGACTCTGATCTATCTGGTGAAGTCGAAGTCCAACATCAAGGCGAGCCGTCGCGGCAAGTCGCCGAGCAAGGCTTCAGGCGCTGCCCCGAGTTCGGCGGCAGGCTGGGTGGAATCGATCAAGCTGGCTCGACGTTTGTTGCAGACGACCGGGAGCGTCGAGAACGCAGTGGCGATCTTGAAGGCTGTCGAGGGCTGACCCATCGGACCCTAACTCCCAATGCCCCGCCAAATCGAGAAGGTCATCTCCGGCGGTCAGTCCGGCGTCGACATCGGCGCGCTGAAGGCTGCAAAGGCTGCTGGAATTGCAACGGGGGGCTGGATGCCGCGCGGGTGGCTGACGGAGCGCGGTCCATGCCCTGAGTATGCGGAACGGTTCGAACTTCGGCAGCACGAGAAGGACGACTATCCATCTCGGACGTGGCGGAATATCGAGTCAGCTGACGCGACACTGATCCTCGCAGGTAATGTGCAGTCGCCTGGAACTCGACTGACAGTCGAATTCTGCGAGCGAATGCGCAAACCGTACGCGGCGTTCGATCCGGCAAACGTGACTGTGCAGGACGTGTTGCGATGGCTGCCCGACGTGGTGGTGCTCAACGTAGCAGGAAACCGGGAATCAAAGTCCCCCGGAATTGAGGAGTGGGCAGAGCGGTTCCTGTGCGACGTCTTCACAACGCTCAAGCGCGACTGGTGATGGTGTGGGAAAGAAGCGAGACCGAATCATCGTTGAGCGGCTACATGGCCACTGGTCGGCGTGGTTTGATGGCGAGCCGCAGATTGCGTTTGGTGGGGCCACGCCGGCCGAAGCCGTGGATCGGCTGATGGGCCCTGGAGAGTGACCTGACGCACAATCACCCTGGTCACGGCGCGTTCACGCCTCGGTCTATGGATAGTTGCTCGCCATCGCTCCCTTGTAGAGAGCTTCCGCGCTGCTTGCCTGCATAACCGCTTGGCGGACATCCGCACGGATCAAATCCAGCACGCGCAGATTGCCGCCGACTTCCGCGACAACTTCCATGCGCCGGAACACGCCTGCGTGCGTTTCGGCGTAACGCGCCAAGCCCTGCAACTTGGGAAGGGCGTCCGCCAAATGGGTGCCGTGCGGATCAACGATGTCCGCGACCACTTTGCCATCGTGTTCGACGAAGAAGATGAAGTCCGGCCTGACGATCTTGGTCACATGGGCTTCGGTGTAGGCTACTCCCAGCGAATCCTGGCTGGGGCGGTCGGGATTGCGATACCAAAACGTGAAGCCGTCCCGATCCATTTCAGCTGTTAGTACCGCCTTCTCCCAAGTTCTCAACTCGGCGGGATACGAGCCATCCTCGTCGCACAGCAGATGCCGCTCATAGGTCAGGATATCCGTTTCCGAGCCATCCTTCTCTCGTGCCTTCGTTGGCTCGAAGCGTGACATAGGCCGAGCCAGGTCTACGTCCTGCGGCTCCCTGCTGAGCGCCACGATCTGCCGATAAGCCTCTTGCCGGTCATGCGGCAATTCTTTGATGCGGTTGCGGTATTTGGCAAACCACATATCCGACAGCTTGTCTGCTTCGGCGTCGAATAGGACCTGCAGATTATCAAGCAGGTGCAGCGCAGCCACGTCTTCGCGCGCTTCAATCAGTGCGTCGTCGAAGTCGTAATCCGCTTCCGGCTTTCGTTTGGCCAGTTCGATCGTGTACGTGCGGGCAATGTCCGGACTGATAATTCTCGCCGTGCGACGATAGGCATCCCCGACAACCGCGTCATCTGCGTCAGCCCGGAACCGGTCATCTCGCGTTTCACCACTTTGCATATCGGCAATGATGGTGCGCCCCTCGACCGTCATCACCGCTGCGCGTTTGTCGGCAAACGCCTGCGCCCGCTCGGCGATGAAATCGTCCAATACCTTATGCATGGCGGCATGTGCTTTGCCTCCAGCTCTTGGCAGCAGCCCATCCGACGCCAGCTCATGCGCCAGCGCGGTCAGACGGATAGCCGGTTTCGCACTGCGCTGCGGTCGGGTTTGAGATGGCAGCGAGACGAATGTCTCCCACACCGTCTCCGGTACAGCCGGGTTCGCCTTCATCTCCTTTGGGTTAATAAGAATCCGCCCGGTCGGCGGCATCTCGCCGCTGCCGTCCTGCAATGCCTTGACTACTTCTATCACTGTCTCTCTGTCAAACCTCGGCAGCAGACAATCCACTGAGTTAAGCTTGTCGTTGCCGGGAATGCGCCGCGCCAACGGCGTTCGCACCATACGCCCTAGCAGCTGCGCGATGTACGTCCGGTCATTCGCCGGGCGGAACGACATCATTACTTCGGCACGTGGGCAGTCCCACCCGGTACTGATAGCGTCCTTGGCGATCAAGAGACGCACCCAGGTATCGTTCTGAACACGTTGCGGTTGGATGTAGGGGACGGGGTACTTACCGAAGGTCTGCGTCGTATGTTCGGCGAACACGTGCGCTACGGATGTCTCGGGCAACTCCGGCCATTGTTGAAAGATCGTCTCCAGCGTGCGGCCAATGTCGTTCGGGTTGGGCGTATTCGGCACCTGCAACACCATCAGCGGCAATACCGTTTCGCTATTGTCCTGTTGGGTGGCATAGGCCGCCCATTCGGTCGTGGACTCACGCAACTTATCCGCCGCACGACGTACCAGCACTGTGTCGAAGTCGCCCGCTTCGTCGGGGATGTCCAGCACAATCGTATCCTTCAACAAGCCCGAATCCTGCACGCGGGAAGCGTCCACGGTCACCGGCGGCAGGGTGCTACGACCGTGGGCCCCGTCCATTGCCTTGTTGAAGCGTTCCACCGTCGCAGAAATGCCCCACACCACGGGGATGCCGGGCACGCCGTTTTCGCCATTGATCAGCCGTTTAACAATGGTGGATTTCTCACGATTTTCCGTGCCCATTCCGCGGTGCGCCTCGTCCAAAACCAGATACAGCGTGAGTGCCGGATCCTCGATGGTGTTTCGGATCGTGTCCCACATCGTGTAGCTTCTTAGGTCGGGCCGCATTTCAGGGAACGTGCCGTTGTCATCGCCATCGAAGCCGCGCACCAGCAAACTCTTCTTGCCCAGCTTTTGCGTGTTGAGGAAGTAGATTCTTCCGGCATCGAACTTGGCCCGATTGAATGTGTTTTCCACGACCACCAGATCCGTGTGCCGCAGTCGGTCGGACGACTCCATGAGTCGAAAGCGTGTCTGCTCATTCAGCGACGGGTCGTCGCTGAACCAGATCACCACCGCGCCCAGATCGCTGTCGAACTCGTAGCGGTCGTCGCCGTGAAACAGCGCCTCGAACACCGCCGCTGCCATTACCGTTTTGCCCGCGCCGGTGGCGGCAGTCAGCGAGAAGGCGTGGCGGTCCTGGTCCTCGTGCCAGCGTCGGCGCGCTTTCCTTAAGTTCTCCAGCACATCAAAGACGGCTTCATCCTGATAGTCTTTCAGCGTAAACTTCAT